GAATATACGCTGACCATACTTGACCGATTCGGCAGCATTGATTCAGCATTCCCAGTGCTGCCGCAAATCAAATCGCGAAAGCAATTTAAGACGGGCAGTATCGTTGCAGTTGCCCTGCCGCATGGTGAACTTATTCCTTTCATTATTGGTGAGGTGAGGCTATGACCGGGCTGCATGATACCGATATCAGATTGAGTGATCATTGGCAGCTGACACAAGCGGCTGACGGTGACGCGCCCCTATGCTCGGAGCTTGACTGTCTTTATCAGAATATTGTGCTTGAAGCATTAACGCAGCCGGGAGATTTGTTCTATGACGCAGAATGGGGCTGGGGTTTGTATGAGTTCATTCAGTCTGAATTTGACGAACTGACCCGGCTGGAAATCACGCAGCGGGTTAGAAGCAAGCTCGGACTGCGTGAAGTGATTCTGCCGGAAAGCATAGCGGTAACACTTGACCTTCAAAATGATATCCTTATAGTCCGTACTTCCTTCCAGTTTGCAGAAGAGAACGAACCACGGCAGTTAAATATTATAGTGGATTCCGTCAGAGTGGAGGTAGTCGCAAATGATTGATAAAAATATACTGGATGAAGTCCTGCCCATCCCTGATATGGACACACTGCGCGATCATAAAATTGCCGAGCTGCAAGAGGCAGGATTTGTAATCACGAACTTCCATTCAGGTGGTATTTTTTATACCATGCTGATGATTGTACTGCGCGTTAAAATCGAGCTGATACAACTGTTGCGGACAGTGCTAAACAATCTATTTGTATCGCACGCGACCGGCGTATGGCTTGACCTTAAAATGGCGGACTATTCCAAGAAACGGAAGAAAGCGCAAAAGACGCAGGGGCTGGTCACAGTCTCACGATTGGATGCAGAGGGTGAGGCAGTCAAGATTCCAAAAGGCACAGTATTCAAAACGGTGCAGGATATCAATGGTGAAGAGCTGCGGTTCTTTGCGCTGGAGGCTGCGGTGCTGCAAAAAGGCGCTCAAACTGTAGAGGTGCCGGTTGAGGCGGAGATTGAGGGCACGCGCTATAATGTCCCGCAGGAGCAGATTACCCGCACCCTGACCTATCTCGGCGAAATTTCGGTCAGCAATGCAAGAGATTGGATTACCCGCGAGGGCAGCGATACCGAGGACGACGAAAGTGCCCGAACCCGTACCCTGCGTTCGTGGTCGGAGCTGGCACAGCGGGCAATAGAAGACACCTTCGTCAATACCGCCGAAAGCGTTCCGGGGGTGCTGTTTGCGCAGGCGGACTGCCTGCATCCGCGCGGACAGGGCACGGTCGATGTGATTGTTACAGGCACGGCTGGCGAAGCGACAGAAGGCCTGTTAAATGATGTGCGCAAGGCGGTTGCACAGATTGCGGGGCCTTATGATAATATCCTTGTGAAGTCGTCTGTCACAGTTCCGCAGGATATCGCAGTTACGGTTACAGTCAGCAATGCGCCGGATAATTCGCAGATTGAGAACCGCGTGCGGACAATCCTGACCGGGCTGCTCGCTGTCCGGAAGGGCCGCAGGCTGCATGAGCTAACCTGTTCCGATATCAATTTAGCAATTCGCAGCGGCTGTGATACGGTCACAAATGCCGTGGTTACGGTTCCAGCTGCCGATGTCCGATTAAGCAGGGATAAAGTGATTATCCCGGGCACGATATCGGTGACAGTGGAAAGGTTGTGATGGCGTGAAACGGTTTGAGCATTTCGGTGAGTATATGTTTGATTTGCTGTTCGCACCGCTTAAAAAAGGCAGACAGACTTTGAATCAGTTTTTCATCTTTTTTAGAGTTGTCGGACGCGAGTTTGACGACCTGAAACAAATGTTTTTCCGGGTTCGTGATGAGGCCAATGTTGCCAGCGCGTCTGAGGTGATGCTTCCGGTACATGGACAGGATCGCGATATGCCACGATTGCTGGGCGAGGATATCGAGCACTATCGTACCCGGCTCGCAATGAAGGGCATTATCTCAGAATGGGGCGGCACACGGCGTGGAATCCTGTATGCACTTACCGCACTTGGTTACGAGCTAAGCCGTCTGGAGCCGATGTACCAACGCGACCCGGAACGCTGGGCGGAGTTCACCGTTTGGCTCAAGGGCGAGAAGCCGAGCAGCGTTTATAATCTGAAAGTCATTGATGATGAAATATGCAAAATCAAAGAAGGCAGCAGCCTTCCCGCCTATGGCATGGAAAGCGGGAACCGTTTGGTTTTTCGTTCGCGGCTGGAATGTGGTTTATCAGATTATCCGCGCTGCGGTCAGCTGGTGTGCGGTGTCTGGCCGTCCCTTGCAGCGACCGGTTATTTACTGGAATCTGGGATTTCGATACATCATCAGACAGAATCAGGTACAGTACAGTTTCCAAGGACTGGTACAATTACTGCTTCCGAAAAATGCTACCATTATGATAACCAAATACTTTATGCAGGCTTTGAATCTGAAATCGTTTTGAACAGTGCGGCCTGCGAAATCGAAGAGGGAAAGAGGGCTGACAAATGATAAGAACTTTAACCAGCACCGGAGTACAGAAGATAGGGCGGCGGTTCGTGGATTCTATCGACCACGCAGCTTATACGCTGAACGGTGAACCGCAGACAATCCCGCTATTCCGCAAGTCGGCGGATAATGATGAAATCCGCATTTACATCTATTTTGATGATACATTTCTTGGAGATGTAGCACAGGTTGAGCTGATTGATACGGATGGGGATGCAGTTGTCAGTGCAGGCGACCGCGTATTCACAAAGACGCCGGGAAAGGGTCTGTATATCGCTTTCAAATACAATATCGCAGAAATGGAGGTCACGGAAGAAGATGGAACCTTATGAAAAAGTCGGATGGATTGACCATATTATTGATATCATTTCCGGAAAAATCATTCAGGAAGGTACGCCGGTCAGCCAGAAGAATATGAACCATATGGACGAGTAATAACATCGTTGGAAATGTCTTTACAGTCAACTTTCCGAAAGTGGATTCTGTTGCAATTACATCCGGCATTTATGACTCAACTTTACGAAAGATCTATGTATAACAAAAAGGAGCTGAATTATGGCAACCGCAAAGCTTGGCAGCAAAGCTGTCGGGAGTATTGTAAAAATTAAGGTGAACGGAACCTTACAAGAATTTATTGTTGTTCATCAGGGGATTCCATCAAATATTTATGACAAAAGTTGTGATGGTACGTGGCTTTTAATGAATGATATCTATGAAAATCGCAAATGGAGCAGCTCAAAAAGTAACGATTACAGAAACAGCAGCATCAATAATTATTTGAATGACACCTTTCTTAATTTAATAGATAGTGATATTAGAAACATTATCCGACAGGTCAAAATCCCTTATCGACACGGAAAAGGAAGTGACAGAGAGGTTAATGTTGGAGCGGATGGTCTTTCTGTAAAAATTTTTTTGCTGTCTGCATGCGAAGTGGGGCTTGTTGCCAGTGATAGTTCTAAATATCCAGCAGATGGATCACGCCTCTCCTATTTCGTAAAAGGCGAAGGCAGCACAGCGATAAAAAAGCGTATTGCCTATTATCAGGGTGAGGCTTGTACTTGGTTTCTGCGTTCCCCCTGGATTCATGAGGCAATGCCCAATACTGCTCCTATAAGTATTATGAGTGGTGGTGATTGGGGTGCTCCTGATCCTGATTACCCTCGGGGAAACCGCCCTGCTTTTATATTACCTCCTACCCTTTGGGTCACGGACAGTGGTTCTGTCTCAGAAAATACTGCACCTCAGCCTCCGCTTGATATAAATATCCCTGATTACATTATCGGCGGTGAAAAGATTACTATCTCATGGGACGCTAGCGTTGACGCAGAAGAAAATCTGGATGGCTATATCGTCGAACGCAGCACAGATGGCGGTAGTTCGTGGGCACAAATCTATCAAGGTCCCGAATGCAGTACAACAAACGCTATAGCTTTTGGAACTACGAATGTTGTGTATCGCGTGAAAGCCTATGACAGCGAAGGATTGCAATCTAATTGGCGTACAAGTGCACAGATATCTGTAATCAACAATCATGCACCCAGCGCGCCCTCTGGGCTAATCGTGCCGGAAGCAGTTGTTTGCAATGAACAACTACCTATCACATGGGGACAATCCACTGATATTGACGGTGATCCTATCGGCTATATTTTGGAACGGCAAACGGATGGAGGGGCATGGAGTAAACTCTATGAAGGTACGGAGCAGACCTTTACCGACAGCATTGTGAAGGGTTGGAAAACTGTTACATATCGCGTAAAAGCATATGATTCTTACAATGCTTTCAGCGCGTATATTACCTCTGAAACACGCGCGGTCAACAATAACACAGCGCCGAGCATTTCGGGAGAAGATACTGCGCTTGGAATGAAAACGGGTAGTTTTTCACAGGCATATACGGTCTCTGATGCGGAAAACAATGCAGTTACTGTTACAGAATATGTAGATAATCAGGTGATCCGCAGTTATCAGGCAGTT